GCAGAAAAGGCCGAGATAAAGGTGGGTAAGCGAGCGGTGCCAAGGGTGATTTCCCCACGTCATCCAAGGTATTCATTATCTTTAGGCTGTTACATCAGGCCAGTGGAAAAATTTATTTATCGTGCGATTGCTAAATTGTTTGGTGGACCGACCGTAATGAAAGGGTTGAATCCTGAGCAGCAAGGAATGGCTGCAAGGGAGGCATGGGACGAGTTTCAACATCCCGTGGCCGTTGGGTTAGACGCTTCGAGGTTTGACCAGCACTGTAGCGTGGATGCATTAAAGTATGAGCATTCATTCTACTTGTGGCTTTACAAGCAGAACACAACGCTGGCGAATTTGTTGAAGTGGCAACTTAGAAATAAGATGCGGTTATTTGTCGGTAATTATAAAGTACAGTATCAGGTGTATGGCGCGCGGATGAGCGGCGACATGAACACTGGACTTGGAAATTGTTTGCTGATGTGTCTTATGATCTACCAGTACCTCAGTGACATCGGGGTGCGTGGCCGACTCCTCAATAACGGGGATGATTGTGTCCTTATTGTTGAACATCGTGATTTTTGTAAGCTGAATGGTCTAGGTCCGTACTTTCTTGAGCTTGGTTACACCATGGAGCGGGAAGAGGCGGTACATCAGTTCGAGCGCGTGGAGTTTTGTCAGACGGTGCCTATTTACGACGGGAGGGGGTGGATATTTGTCCGCAACCCACGGCGTGCCATGGCCAAGGACTTAACCACAGTGACTCATTTGCGGTCTGAGAGTGAATACAACGCTTACAGACGCGCGGTGGGGCAGTGTGGCATAGCCCTGGCCGGTGGGATCCCAGTGTTGGATGCATTTTATCGCATGATGATGCGTGGGACAGGCGAGAGTGACAAGAAAGGATACGTGATTGTAGAATGGGCTTTTGCTGATGTTATGCGTGGGATGTCGCCGCGTGCAACGTTCGAGATCAGCGGGGATGCCAGGATGAGCTACTATTTAGCCACCGGGTGTACCCCTACGGAACAGATACA